GACGTCGTGCAGGCGATACTCGATGCGGCGACGGCTTATGTGAAGGCTAACCAAGCGACCTGGGATCAAGCGATTTATGGTATGAATGTCGCTGATGAAGAGTCTTTTTTCAAAGGCGTGGCACTGGCGACCGCTACTGTAATGGGGGATTGTGCAAACGGATCGCTGAGAATCAGTTGCCCTTGATAATCACAACAGAGGTTCTTAAATGAAAGAAGGTGAATGATGGTCCGACATAGAAACAAAAGGAGAGAAAATGAATACGATCTATGAACCGAAGGGCCGGGCGCTCGAATATAGTTTCCTGGCGTTAAATCTGTATGACGGTTGCTCGCACGGCTGCGGTTATTGCTATGTCCCAAAGATTCTAAGACGCGACGCGGCGGCATTCGCTACCGACCCGAAAGTCCGGCCGGGCGTTATCTCGGCACTTTCGAGAGCGGTCGTCAAGTTCGCGAACACAAAGAAGCGGGTTTTGCTATCGTTTACGTCCGACCCGTATCAGCCGTTGGAAGAACGGACCGAAACGACCAGGCAGGCGATCACGATCCTGAAATGTCACTCGATCCCGTTCCAGATTTTGACAAAAGGCGGATGGCTGCCAACCCGCGACTTCGAGCTATATTGTCCGGGCGATACTTTCGCCGTGACAATGACGACTCTGAATATTAAGCAGGCGGAGCGATGGGAGCCGGACGCCGCGCCGCCGAGCGAACGGATCGCCGCCCTGGTCGCGGCCCATGAGCGAGGTATCCCAACTTGGATTTCACTTGAGCCGTTACTCGACATTCCAGAAGCGGTCCGGATCATGAAGGAAACGAAAGATTTCGTCGATCATTACAAGCTTGGGACATTAAACCACGCAAGCATACCGCTTGCGGCGGCGGCCCTGAGGGATTACGTCGAGGGCGCAATCGAATATCTTACCGAAAACAAAAAGACCTATTACATCAAACACGATCTCTTGCCGTTCGTTCCCGGTACTGTGATCGACAAGATGCACCAAACCGACACGCGGAGGATCTAATGGACGGACTGACGGGAACAAAGGGCGGCTCTGGCGTATGGCAGCGGATCATTTCCGAAATGCCGGCGCACGATGTTTACATAGAACCGTTTTGGGGCCGCGGGACGATCGCCAAGAAGAAGCGCCCTGCTCAGTACACGGTCGGCGTCGATTTGTATCCTGCCGCGATAACCAGCGGCGTCGGATCCGCACTGATGTTTCTGGCCGATGGCGTTCAATGGCTGGCCGATTATTTTGGCCTGGTGTTGCCGGCGGATGTAGCGACAGTGGACCTTATAAAATTGGGTAAAGCATGGCGCGAAGCAAACGACATTTAGAATTACAATATATGTGCGAGCGATGGATAAGGAATAGGTCGTTTAAGCAACTGAGCCTCATCGAGGCCGGCTGCGTTGGTTATGTCGCTGACTTTGTTAGTATCGCTGGCATGTATAGCTCGCAACATGAGAAATACACCAGGAGTTCCGGATTATCTGAGAAGCGGATCCGGCACACCCTGGAGGGTCCGATCGTAATGGGTGACATTGACAGGTGGTATGTATGTGTTTTTGAAGTAAAAGTATCAAGGGCCGATTTCCTGAACACGTTCGGCGGCAAGAAAACCCCGCACGCAGCAGCTCGTAAAGAGCCCGTCGGTACTGCGCACTGGATTGTCGCCGATAAAGAAGTTTGCGAGGCGAGCGAGCTGCCGGACTTTTGGGGCTTGTTAACTCCCTATGGGGCCGGGCTTCGTGAAGAGAAAATGCCGACCCTTAACGTTCTGACCGATGCGGAATTGCACAGTATAGCTTTCGCAATGATTTGGGACACGATGAACTTGCGGACAGACAACTGGCGTAAATACCGCAAAATACAAAGATTGGCCCAGCAGATCCGAACGGCCATAATACACGGCGACCAAAACAGATTGACACTTCTTTTGCTTGACGAGCTGGAGTCAACAAACAAACTTTGAGAGAGTCAAACATGACCGAGGCAGTTAGAATCCGAATTGTACTTTATGCCGTCCTGGCGACTCTGACCGCCGCACTGGTCGGACTCGAAACCATGACGACAACAACCGAACCGAATAGAAAGATTCACAGTGACACGCAAAGCCGGCAAGAAGCCGACCAAAAAACGCACAAAGACTAGGCGCCGACGACTGATTTCGCCGTTGCGGTTGCGTCGTCTCGCGCTTATTTCTGAGGATATGGCGCAGGCCGATCACACCGCCGGCCTGCCGCGTCCGCTCCGCGACATCATCGACGGCGACGCAGCGCTCGAGGCCGCCTGGAGTCGCGGCCAGTTCCTGCGGAATCTGCGAAGCGCAGCGCTGAAACTTACATCCCTGAGCAAGGTGGCTCGCTTTCTCAAGATTCCCGGCGCCGGGCCGGAACTGCGGCGAATGCTGGACGCCGACGACGAGGCCCGCAACGTTTTCGATTCGAGCTGGCTCAAGTCCGAATTCGATAACCGCCAACGGATTATCGATTCTGCCGACGCGGGCAATCACCAGGCGATCAAGAGCGTTGCCTTATGGCTACGCGAGAAACCGGAAGCCGGCCAGGGCCAGGCGGTCAGTTTTTCCCGTATTCCCATGATGCAGCTTGCAGAGCTGTTTCACGTCACGCGCCAGGCAATCGACAAATGGACCCGGCAACGGGGTTTGCCGCGCAACGCCGACGGAACGTTCGACCTGGCCGACGTACTGCCCTGGTTTGAGAACGATATCACAGAACGCATCGGCGGCGCCGTTAAACCCAACGAAGTCGACGAAACGCGAACACTCAAAGCCGAGCGGCTTCGTCGCGAGCTGGATAAAGACCTGGGCCGGCTACTTGAGCGAGATAAGATTGTTAAGGGTTTCACCGCCCGGTTTGTCATGGTAAAGCGATCGCTCGAAACCCTGCCGCGAGATATCGGGCCGCTGCTGGAGAATCAATCGGCAATGCGGATAGGTGATATACTAACGACCTGGGTCACTAAGGTTTTGAGCGACCAGAAAACAGTCCCCGATGAGTTTTCCCTGCCGGACGATGCGGGCGGTAAATTACTCGAATGTCTGGAGCTTTTGCAATGATCGATTTCGCAGATACAGTCCCGGCGATCGGAATGGAAGCCGAGGCCAGATCCCCGCACGATCGGCTCACGTTCCTGGAATGGCTACAGACCAGCTACATGCTATCTTCGAAAGTTCACGGCCTGGCTAGTCAATGGTCGCTCGAATATGGCCCGTTCTGGCAATTCCCGATCGAATGCCTGGACGATACGACGACCCGCGAGGTCTGGATATTTGCACCGACCCAGGCCGGCAAGTCCACGATTATGACCGGGTGGCTAGGCTATACGGTCGAATGCGATCCGGTCCCGATGGGCCTGGTAATGCCCAGGGACGCGGACGCTTCGGAGCGCATGGAAACACATATAATCCCCATGTTTGAATTGTCGGCCGAGCTGCTTCGTCACGTCGGCGGCCGGGCCCGCAATATCAACGTCGGCAAAATGACAATGTTCGATCGAATGGCGTTCTATCTGCTATGGGCAAGCTCGGCCGCGGCAATGAGCGGCAAGGCGATTTGCCGGATCGGGCTTGACGAGGTCGGCAAATTTCCGCGTCGAGTAGGATCCGAAGCCGACCCGATATCCCTGGCCCGCGATCGACTCGAAACTTTCAAGGGCCGATCGAAGCTGCTGGGGATTACAACGCCCGTTATCCGCGGCGACCTGGCGGACCGCGAATATAATCGCGGCGATCGCTGTGATTGGTGGTTGCGCTGCTGCCGTTGCGAGGATTACCACAAGCCGCAATGGAAAAATGTCGAGCTGGACAAGGGGCCGCATAAGCAATTACTGCCGGCTGAAGTCTACAGCGAGGGCGGGTCCGCCCGTTACCGCTGCCCGGATTGCAGCGAGGTATACACCGAATCCGATAGGTGGTCGTCGGTCATGGCCGGCCAGTGGCGCACCGCAGACGGCGCGCTGCCCGACCGCCGGCGTGAATTCCGCAGCTTCCACATTACCGGCCTGGTCTTACATCCAGCGATCCAAACAATCGACTATTTGGCGAGTCGCTGGGCCAACGCCCAGCTCGCCAAGCAAAGCGACGACCTGGGCCCGCTGCAAGCGTTCATCAACGGCCGCCTGGCGGAAACCTGGCAGATCATCAAAGCGCAGCCCGACGAAAATCAACTCCAGCTCCATATCACCGGCCACGATCCAGGCGTTATCCCCACCGGCGGCGAGATTGTCACTTGCGCCGCCGACGTCCAGGTCGACCACGTATGGTTTGCGGCGTTTGCCTGGGGTTATCAGTTCGAGGGCTGGCTGCTCGATGCGCGGCGGATCGAAACGGGCTCGACGGAATACACCGAGAATTTCGACGCCCTGCTGCCGTATTTCGAAAAGGGCTGGGACCTGGAAGATAATCCCGACGCAATCATGGTCCCGACTGTCTGCGCGATCGACTGCGGATATCACACCGACCAGGTGATTTCGGTTTGCCGGGGCTGGCAGGATATAGGTTGCCTACCGATAATGGGTTTCGGCGAGGAAAGTATGAAGGGCAAATTGTACCGGGCGACGAAGCTCGCCGACGGCCTGATTCGGTACGATCTCAACACCGACCGATTCAAGGATTCCGTTTATCGGCAGCTCTTTGTCGCGCCGACGCCGGGGCCCGGCTTTATTCACTTATTCAAAGACTTGCGACCGGAACTATTGCGGCAGCTCGTCGCCGAGCGTCAAGAGCCGAAAGTGGTCGGCCGAAGAACGTTTCTTACCTGGCAGCTCCGCGACGCTCACTGGCCGAATCACTTATGGGATTTATTCACATACAATCGTTTTCTTGCAGAGATTGCCGGCGTGCCGGCGATCGCAAGACCACAAACCGAAATTGTCGAGCAGCGCGAGCAGCTCGGCCGGCCGATCCGCAATAGGCGGAGGCCGATCACAAGGAACCATTGAAGGGATTCAGGAAATGGCAAACAAAAAGAAGAAACCACCGGCGACAGTTTACGAGTTTCCGACGAAGATCAAATGTCCGCGTTGCAAAAGCGTAATGACGAAAGTCAAAACGACGCGGCCGGATCGGCAATACCGGAAATGTTTGCACCCGGTTTGTGGGATCAGCTTTACCGTTCACGGCAAGCCGATCGAGATGACCGAACCGCCCGAAACAAGTACATCGTGCGGCAGCACAAGTCTTGCGCCCGGTCACGAAGTCACCAGCTCCAGCTCCAGCTCCAGCAGCTCCAGCTCCAGCTCCGCGGCCGGCGAGAAACAGTCAACTGAAACCAAATCCAGGAGGTCAGGAAATGATCGACAGACCCGAACAGCCGCCGGCCGAGCCGGCTAAAAAAGCGGCAGTGGCCACTGCCGAAGAAAACGCGAACGAATTGGCGATCCTGCTCGCCAACTCGCCGGAACTGGCGGACAGATTGTTGCGGGCCTTGAGAATCGGCCGATTCTTTGCGACGATAACCTGGCAGGAAAAGAAGAATCCCGACGACGATCACGATCTACAGCACTTTTGGCTTAACGCCCGGATCAGCGCGCCCGACGTTTTATTGTCGATAGAGCACCTGCGCCGCGATTTTGCGAGCAAGCAAAACTCGCCAGGGCCGAGATTCAAAATGGTCGATGGGAAACCCAAAGGCAGAACATCTATGGGCCCAGGCACAATAGAGCCTACACCCATGCACTAACCGAGAGCCCGCGACGCCGAGCGTCGCACTTCGCGAAGCCCTGGGCAGCACAACGCCCAGGGTTTTTTTGTGTACTGAGCCCACCATATAGCCACAAAAAGCCCGAAAAGTACTATATCTAGTACAATATTTCCCGAAATCGCAAAAAAGACTTGCCAAGAATCTCCCAGCTTGTCAATTATCGCGTTTATGACGTTAACCAGCACAAGCACACTCGACGACGCAATCGATCAGGCGATGGACAATCTAGTTTGGGAGGGGTCGGTTGCAAAAGCCGAAGCCTACCTGGAAGCCTGCCGGGCGATTGTTATCTTGCGCGGGCAGCAGATTACGACCAACAACCGGACCGTGAATTTCGAGGCGCTGCTCGCGGAGGTCAACGCCGCGAGCGATTACGTTAGCAAGTTCGGCACGAATGCGGACGAAACCCCATTTGTTACGGGCCGAATGAGGCGTTAAATTATGGCAAGGCGGCGATCCGTTACAAACGGCGATCGAAAACTAATCATCGAACAAGCTCACGGACCGGAAGCGTCGCTCGGTTACCGATCGTCGAGGGTCCAGGCCCGCGAGGGCCGCACGTCGACAACCGGCAGCGGCCCGGCACACCAGGCCCGGAACCGACTCCAGCTTGTCAGACAAAGCCGCGAATCGATGCGCGACAACCCGATATACAAGGGCATGATCGAGCAAATGGTTGCTCGCACGGTCGGTAACGGTTTTAAACTCCAGGTCCGCGGCGTATCAAAAACACAGACGCGACTCATCGAGGGGCTTTGGTCGGATTGGATGGCCTGGCCGGAAATCCGCGGGATTCTCGACGGGCCAGAAGTCAGTCGCATGGTCATGCGCGAGCTTGTTGTCGCTGGTGATATTCCGATCCTGAAAACAACCAAAGGCGTAATTCAGCTTTTCGAATCGGAGCAACTGGAAGGCCCGCGGCGTAACTATAACGGGATAACATACGACGCATTCAGTCGCCCGACGAGCTATTTCTTATCGCCCTGGAACGCCAGCGGAACGCGGGTCGACACCCAAAAAGGCCGGGCATACAATGCGGCACAGATTATATTTGTCACGAATCCCGAACGGCCGAGCGAGGTTCGCGGCGTCCCGGCTGCGCAGAGCAGTTTCACGATGTTAGATCGCGTCAATGATATTTGCGAATCGGAAACGATCGCCTGGCAACTGCTATCTCGATTCGCGATTGCCATAGAGCAAAACGAAGGGCCGAAGCGCCAGACCTTGCGCAGTAAGGCCGATCCGAACAAAGACGCATCCGATACCGAGGGACACTTAACGACGCGGCTGACCGAACTGGATTACGCACTCATTTTCGCCGCCGAGCCAGGCGAGAAGATCAGCGGCGTCGAACGCAATTTACCGAGCCCGAAATTTGAGGAATCTCTGCGGGCATTCCTGCGTTTGATCGGCCTGCCGCTGGGCCTGCCGCTGGAGCTGATGCTGCTCGACTGGACGCACAGCAACTACAGCCAAAGCCGAGCGGTGTTAGAGCAGGCTTACGAACAATTCCTGCAATGGCAGACGAAACTTGTGCACTTCTTTTACGATTCACTATTCAAGTGGAAATTGGGCCAGTGGCAAGCCGCTACGTCGACGGGCGTCGCAAAGAATCCAAAGCTCAAAGCAGAATGGATTTTGCCGAGTTTCCCCTGGATCGACCAGGTCAAGGAAGCCCAGGCCCAGGGCACAAAGGTCGAACGGGGATTCGTCACTCATGGTACGGTGTGCAAGAGTCTAAACCAGGACCGCGATGAAGTAGTCGCCGGCCGAAGCGTCGAGGTCACGGAGGCGATCGAAGTCGCCAAGGGAATCGAGAAAAAGGCCGGCGAAAAGGTCGACTGGCGCATGTTTGCCGGTATGGAAGAACAAAAGACAACCCAGGCGGCGCCGGCGGAAGATGCGGAGCAATCCGACGACGACAATTCGGCTAAGGAGAAATCCGACGATGAGTAAAAAACAACACGCGGAAAAGAGCCGGCAAATGTTCACGCAGTTTTTCGATGGCGGCTGGGCAATGGAACACTCCGCACTCGTCGCCCTGGTCGACTCTGTCGAGAGAAGATGCGACGACTTTTCTGATATTCTCGCGGGTATTGATATTCAGCAGAGGCCGCCAAGCTACGCACGAACCGCAGACGGCACGGCCATAATTCCGATCCAGGGCATCTTATTGAAATCTGTCCCGCGATGGTTAGCATGGTTTGGAATAGCGGCGACGAGTTATGAAGATATTGCAACGCTTGTCGGTAGCCAACGCGCCGCCGACGCGATTTTTCAAGCCCGCGCTTTGAAACCGATCGTTGCGATCGTCGAGGGCATGGCGGCGAGCGCTGCTTATTGGCTTACGTCCCAAGCGACCAAGATCAGCACTGAGGATTCCAATTCGACGGCGGGCTCGATCGGGGTTTATGCCGTCTATCAGGATTGGACAAAGCTCGAAGACAAAGTCGGCATCAAAATGATTGTTATCCGTAGCGGCGAACATAAAGCTATGGGGCAAGACAAGATCACCGACAAACAGATCGCCGGCGTACAGGAAATGATCGACGCGATGGCCGGGAATTTCGTCGCCGCAGTTGCGAGCGGTCGCGGCATGGCCGTCGCGGAAATAAGTGAGCTGGCGACGGGTCAATTATGGATTGCAAGCGCAGCCCTGGAGCTGGGGCTCATCGATGAGGTAATAGAAATCGATAGAAGCGCGCAGAACAATGAGGAATCAGAAAACGCAACGTCACTCAATAATGAAGGGATTTTGACAATGGACAAAACACAAGATGAAATCAGGGCCGAAGTCGAGCAGTCGGAGCGCAAGCGCATGACGGATATTGCCGCGGCCTGCAAGG